GAAAGTCGTATTTACGCTAACTTGTCTAAACAATTAGTAGACAATATGTTTGGAACAAGTTGTACATCTAATTGTGCAACAAGTGGAACTGCAACAGTAGAAGGTTCTCAAATTTATTGGGTTAAGGATTCATCAACAGATATAATTAGTTTGACTATAACTGATGCTACAGGAACAGTGTCAACATTATCTGTACCAGTTGGAGATTTTACTTTTTAGGTTAGGAAATATATTATGACATGGACTTATATATTAATATTTTTGATGGGATTCTGCATGTCAGGTTGTTCAACAACAATGGGAAACTATGTTGAATATTCCCAAAAACCATTTATTGAAAATCCTACAACATCAGATTTGTTGAGAGGAATACCTGAGTTAGACCAAGAGAAAATAACTATTGCGATTTATGATTTTCCTGATAGAACAGGACAGAGAAAACCAAGTGAAAAGTTTTCTCAGTTAAGTACTGCAGTAACACAAGGCCCTGAAGTGTACTTAATATCAGCACTTAAAATGGTAAGTGAGGGAGATTGGTTTACAGTAGTTGAAAGAAAAGGATTGGGTAGTCTAGTCAAAGAAAGACAATTGATTAGGTCTACAAGAGAATTATATGATGGTGAACAAAAGGCAGGTACAGTATTAAAACCACTAATATTTGCTGGACTTATTATAGAGGGGGGTGTTGTCAGTTACGATTCAAATGTCGTAAGTGGTGGCGATGGTGCAAGAGTATTCGGTATTGGAGCTTCCAAACAATATCGTACAGACCAAGTGACTGTTGGATTGAGATTGATTGCAGTACAAACAGGAGAAGTCCTTTTAACTGTATCAGCGACAAAGAAGATTGCTAGTTATCAGATAGGTTCTGATGTTTTTAGATTCTTTGACATGAGAACTAAAGCATTAGAAATGGAATCTGGTGCAGCTGTAAATGAACCAACAGATTATGCAATTCGTTCTGCAATAGAGTATGCAGTTTTAAAAATGGTTGAACGAGGAGAGAAACTAGACTATTGGAAGTTTAAGAAATGGAGAGTAGAGGAATGAAAAAAATAATCACATATAGTATGTTAATGTTTATTTCGTTATCGGTTTATGCTAATGACATCTATGTAAACCAATCAGGTGCTACACTTGATTTGGATATTACACAAGATGGTCAAAACAACACAGTAGGTAGTTCTGGTACAGCTTCTAGTGTGATTGGTGCAACAACAAACTTGGCAATCACACAAGTTGGTGATTCCAATGTCATGACCTTTGATGTTAATGGTGCAACCTATACAGGTACATTTTCTGTAACAGGTAGTTCTAACAACATAGACTTTAATTGTGACAGTGGTGGAAGTAATTCATCATGTGCTACAGCGACTGCTTCTGTTGTATGGGTTGGTTCAAGTAACGACATTGATATAGACATAGGTGAAAGTACTTCAGCAAGTACAGCAACAGTTAACATAACAGGTGCAAGTGGAAGTGATAGTAACACAATCTTAGGTACAGTAGATGGTAACTCTGCAATCTTAACATTATCAATCAATGGAGATACAAACAATTTCTTAGTTGATATTAATGGTAATGGTGACAGTGTTGGTCACACCTACATACATACTCATACAGGTGGTATTGCTGATGTAGATATAACTCAAAGTGGTATCTATGATAACATGGTTACATTAACAACAGTTGGCGACAACCACGATATAGATATAACACAAACAGATTAAAATGAAAAAGTTTTTTATTATGATTTTGTTGTTTAGCACTAATACCTTTGGTGCAGCCATTGGTGATGTAATATTACAAGAAGGTAATTCGATTGTAGAAAGAAAAGAGGGTGATGAGTTTGAAGGTAAAAAAGACTTAGACATTTTTTCTTATGATACAATTAAAACAGGTAAAGGTAAAACTGCCATAGAATTTATTGATGATACTAGAGTAGATGTAACTGAACATTCTAAACTAGTGATTGATGAATTTGTTTATGACCCAAATACAAAAACAGGTGTCTTATCTTTAAAGGCATCTTTAGGTACAGTAAGATATGCATCTGGTCAGATTGCAAAAAACTCAAAACAAAATGTAAAGATACAAACACCAACTGCCACAATCGGTGTTCGTGGAACAGACTTTACAATGACTATAGATGAAACAGGTAGTTCCACAATTATATTATTACCATCATGCGATACTAATGGTAATTGTTATGTAGGAGAAATAGATGTAACATCTGATGCTGGTCAAGTAATATTGAATCAGGCATTTCAAGCTACAGTCGTAGATACAGTTTCAAGTAATCCTATGAAACCAGTTATCTTAGATATAGATGAAGACTTAATAGGTAACTTATTAATTATATCTAAACCAAAAGAAATAGCAAAACAACAAAGTAAAGAAGAATATATAAAAATTGCAAATGCATTAGACATTGACTTTTTAGATTTTGATGATTTAGAAGTAGACCACTTAGAAGAAGAAACAGAAAACTGGGCAACAGGATTAGATATAGATTTCTTAGAACAAAACTTCTTAGTAAACATTCTAGACCAAATTAATGCTGAATTATCAAAGTCAATGAGAAGTGAATTTGACAAAGGTCGTGATGGTGTAAGATTAGGTAAAGACCCTGAAACAGGTATTATATTATTAGATGAAGACCCAGATTGGTTATGGAGTAGAGAAGATGGTCAAGGAAATTTTATTGAATTAAGACTTAACAAAGAATATGGATATGTTTTAAATATTCAACAACAGGATTTTGAAATCATAGATTACGAATTAGGAGGGCCAGAAAATGCGATTAGAATTTATCAAGCTCAGTAGTCTATTTTTATTATTGTTTAGTGTAAATGTTTTTGCAACTGATACTGCTTTAATTTTACATTCAAGTTATTCAGACGCTCATACAAATGTTAAAGCACAATTAGAAGAAGATGGTTACACAGTAACACTTTCAACATCTGGTTCTGTACCAGAAAATTTAATTAATAATTATGATGTGGTATTTGATTTAAAATATAATAACAGTATAGGTAGTAATGGTAGAACAAGATATGCAGCTTTTGTAAATGCTGGTGGTATACTAACTCTCGTAGGTGAGAATCATGTAAACCATTCAAATAATAATAATACTATAGGTGCATTTATAAACAATACTCTGAGTGCTTCAATAACTATTGTAGGAACGACAGGTGGTGGTAATTGTGGTAATGATTGTAACATGACACAAACAAATACATCAGCAGGAGTTTCAAGTTATAGTGATGTAGGTGTTTATCCTTATGGTGCTTATTTTACAGGTGATGGTACATGGGTTGTTAAAAGTACAAGTGGAAAAATATTATGGATGAAATGGTCAGGTGACCAATTGCCAAGTGGATACTCAGGTGAAGTTTATGTTACCTTTGATATAAATCAATTTACATCAAGTTATGACAGTGCAAGTACAGATGAATTTATCGGAGAGTTATATACTTCTTCAACACCACAATCTGCAATATCTTCTTCACAAACAACAATAGTTAATACAACGAGAGCAAAAACAGGTAATGGTGTTTACATTACTCAAAGTGGTGGTAGTCTAGATTTAGATATCGTGCAAGATGGTGATAACAATTTAATTATAGGAACAGACTTAACAAGTAATGCTTCGATTGTAGGTGATAACAATACATTATCCATAACTCAAAATAATGATAACAATGTTTTAGGTATTGACATAAATGGTAATAGTAATAATCTTACAATTGTACAAGACAAAGACCAAAGAGCATTAGTAAATGTGGTAGGTGCTTCAAACACACTCACACTTGACCAATTACATTTATTAAATGTTGGTGACCACTTTACTTCTTTGAATATTGCTGGTAGTAGTAATACTTTAAATCTTGACCAAAAAGAATCAGGTGATAAGATTATGTTTTTAGATATAGACAGTAGTAATAATGTAACAGTATTACAAGAAGGCACAGGTGACCACTTTTTAGATTTAAACATAACAAATAATCACACAGTAAATGTAACACAAGATGGTACAGGTGACCATAGTGCCACAATAGGTTTGACTGGTAATACATCAACATTAAATTTAACACAAGATAGTTCTACTGACCAAAACTATATTTTAGAACAAAACTGTGTAGCTACATCATGTAGTGCAACAGTAACACAAAACTAATGAAAAAATTTATAACACATTGGACATTTGCATTTGTAACTTTAGTCGTTCTTACATACACAGGTTTACAAGAACCATTTGTAAAAGAGATATTAAAGTTAAAATCATTTGACATTCTCATACAACAAGAAGAAGTAGAATTATCATCAGACATTGGTATAGTTACTATTGATGAAAAGTCTATAGAGAAGTATGGACAATGGCCATGGAAAAGAGATGTACTTGCACAAGTCATAACAGATTTAAGACAATCAGGTGCTGGTGTCATTATGATACCTATACTATTCTCAGAAGAAGATAGATTAGGTGGTGATGATATACTATCACAAACACTTAAAGACAATGGAGTTGTCATTGCACAAGTTGGAACATCACAAATCAATAAAAACTCTGTACCAAGAGGAGTTGCAAAAATAGGAAATCCATTACCATATCTTTTTGAGTGGGATGGTATGTTAGGCCCAATACAAAAACTAGGTCAAAATGCAAATGGAGTTGGAGTAATCAATACTGCACCAGAGATAGATGGTGTTGTCAGAAGAATACCATTGATAATGAGAATAGGTGAAGATACTTATCCTACAATGGCAGTAGAAGTAATTAGAGTTGCAACAGGTAATCCAAGTTATCAAGTCAAGGCAGGTGATGGTGGAGTACAAGCAATAAGAGTGCCAGGTTTCCCTATTATCAACACAGACCCAAATGCTAGAATCTGGTTACACTGGAACAAAACTTTTGAAACTATATCAGCTGCAGAAAATGACTTTTCTAAATTCAATGGTCGTACTGTAATTATTGGAACGACTGCTGAAGGTCTAGGTGGTATTATAGGAACACCAGTTGGTGAACAATATGATTATATGTTATCTGCATCTACACTACAAACTATGATAGATGGTAAACAAATTAATCGTTATGATGTAAGTTCATTTTTAGAATTAGTTTTATCTTTAGTTTTAGGTATTGTAGTTATACTGATATCAAGATTCACACCTTATTGGTTTGTTGGTGTGGGTATGCTATCACTTTATGGAATGAGTGTCTATGGTTCTTATTATTTGTTTAATCAACATTTAATATTATCAGATGTGAGTTGGATAATTATTGTCATCACTATAGTTGGTATGCATAGTATCTTTAATAGATTCATTTTAGAGTTTAGATTAAAACAACAAATAAGAAAACAATTCGAAACTTATCTAGACCCAAGACAAGTTGCCGAGTTACAGAAAGACCCCAGTAAATTAAAACTAGGTGGTGATAGAAAAGAGATGAGTTTTCTATTCATGGATATTGTAGGATTTACACCAATATCAGAATACTATAAAAACAAAGATGACCCAGAGGGATTAGTTGAAGTTATCAATGACTATCTAAATCGTATGACTAAGATTGTTTTAGAGAATGGTGGAACAGTTGATAAGTACATGGGTGATTGTATCATGGCATTTTGGAATGCACCATTAGATTGTGAAGAACATGCCGAGATGGCTGTTAAGACTGCTATCGAATGTGCAGAGGAAACAGAAAGACTGAAAGAAGATTTCAAAGAAAGAGGACTACCAGATATCAACATAGGTTCTGGTGTCAATACAGGAACATGTATAGTTGGTAATATGGGTAGTGATACTAGATTCGATTATTCAGTCATTGGAGATGCCGTCAATCTGGCAGCTAGACTAGAGGCAACCACAAGAAACTATAAGACTGAAGATGGTGGTATCGTGTCTACTCTATATTCTTCCTATACTATGGAAAAACTCAAAACCATCAAATCTGTAGAAGTTGATAAAATCAAAGTCAAAGGAAAAGAAGAACTTATCACAATCTACAAACCTAAATGATAATCATTCTCAAATAGGAATCATTCTCATTTGACCCCCCTAAAATAAACCAAATTAAACCTTGACAAAACATGTTTCAGCCTGTTATAATGGTACTATAACAATGAAAAAAGAGAGAGGAAAGTTATGTTATTATTTAAAGTTTTTGGAATATTATTTACGATTGCCTTATTAATTAAGTTGATTGAGATGAATTATTCAAGATAAATTAACCCTTGACAAAACCAGTTTCAACCTGATATACTGGTTTTGTAATAATAAAAAAAGAGAGAGAAAATATGAGAGAATTAAACATAAATCTGAGACCAGATGAAAATTTATATATGACTACTTACGAAGACGGAGAAGTAGAATATATACCCTCTACACCAGAGGATAACGAAAGAGAAGAAACAAGATTAAAAAATATTAAAGTGAAATTTACCACTGAAATAGTAAATCATTTAGTAAAACATATAGATTACAAATAGAGAGGAAAATATGAGTAAAATAATACAATTATCAATACCACAAGAACCAGAAATAGATAGTGGAAATCTACTAATAGAGGATTATATAGAGGAAAAATCAGAATCAGATACCCCTATGGACTTATCACCCTATAAAACAAGAAAAGATTATGAACATTATCTATTTTTCACTGTTCAAGGATATTCTATGGATTCTGTAAATCATGACTATTATCCCCGAAATGAGAATCATTATCATTAAGAAAACCACATTTTTTGATGAGAATGATTTTGAGGAAAATCAGTATGAGGATTTATGTATTGAAGAAGATTGGACAGAAGAAGATGATGAAAGATATCACCAATGGTTAGATGAGAATCATTCTCATTAAGAAAATAACCCTTGACAATAGTTGTTTTAACCTGTTATAATAGCTATGTAGAATAAAAAAAGAGAGAGAAAATATGAAAAAAAGTACACTTACACCAGAACAAGAAATTAACAGAGAAAGTAGATTTATTGAAAGACAAGAAAAAATGATTGAATCTATTAGAATTGCATATGAATTGTTTAGTAATATGCAAACGAATGAACCTGATACCCCTGAATACATTAGTGGAAGACTTGGGTTAGAGATGATTCGTAATACTTACTTGATGTCAAATCTATTAAGAACAAGTGAAATAGAAAGAATTGTAGGATAACCCTTGACAATAGTTGTTTCAACCTGTTACAATGGCTATATAAACTAAAAAAGACATGAGAGGTCTAATATGAAAGAGAGTATGAGAAAAGAAATAATGAGTATGAATCTAAGTGAGTTAAATGACTTGGGTGATTTTATTCGTGATGTTAAAGTAATGAATGCCAAGTCTACTCTAAAAGTAGGAATGGAAGTTTATGTTGTACAAAAGACTAAAAGAGAGTTAGGTACAATCACAAAAATTAATATAAAGAAAGCAATAGTTCAAATAGGAAGTCGTTCTTATAGAGTTCCTATGTCTATGTTGGAGGCAGCTTAATCATGGGTGCAGTAAAAGACATGTATATGGATGAGGCTGAAACAATTTTATCAGTCACAGCTAATAGATTAGTTGGTGGTGAAATAGATGAAGATGGAGCTTTAAAAATATTAGAAGATGAAAAGGATTTATTAAACTTAATAGGTCTAAATGATAAGTATGATTCACTGGCAGTCATATATGAAATGACAGACCAGTTACATAAAAAACAAAATGGAGATTAAGATTGAACGATAAACCAAGACAAAATTTTCAAGTTCGTAACTATGAACAAAAAAAACAGTTTAAGAAAAGACCAGAACAAGAACAAGCAACTGGATTATCTGTAAAAGTTCATGGTGATGATATCACTAAGGCATTACGAATATTTAAAAAGAAAATTCTTACTGCTGACATATTAAATGAGGCAAGAGAAAGACAACACTATACAAAAAAAAGTGAAAAGAATAGATTATCAAAATCTGCTGGAAGACAAAGATGGTTAAGAAAACTAGCTACAATAGCTGGGCCACATCAATACGATAAGAATTATAGAAAAAAACATAGAGGAATATAAGATGGCAGATATTAAATTATTAAGATTGACCACAGGTGAAGATATTGTGGCAGAAGTAACTAATCAAGAATATGCAGATAATGTTAAAACAGTTACAAGAATAAAAAAACCATTCGTATTAATACCAATGGCACAGAATCCAGGCACAAGTCAAGAAAGTAAATTATACTTCTCACCTTTTATTCCATTCGCAGAGAATGAAGAATTTGATATTAAAGAAGAAAATATTATTACTGTAAATGAACCTAAAACAGATATTAGAGATAACTATTTAAATTATGTAGGTGCAATTGTACCAGTTGAGAAAAAGATTATATCATGACAGATGAAAAAGATGAAAAAGACAATGTAGTCGTAGGCCCTTGGGGTAAACAACCTGAAAACAATGGTGAATGGATTAAAGATGGCTACGACAAGGCATTAGAAAAAAATACTACTACATTAAAAATGCAAGAGAAACTTTCTAAGATTGATGGTTTGGCTGAAACAATGATGGTACAGATGATTCATACTATGAATGAACAAGGTTATGATATTTCAAATGAAAGTTTTATACTAGATATTGGATTTTTATCAGAAACAATTAAAGCTATATTGAGTAGACAAGAAAAACTACCACATGTTGTACAAGGATTAATTGATAGTCTAATGACACCTGAAGAAACTAAAAATGAAGATGGCGTAGATTTACATTATTCGAGATTTGATACGCCACTTCTAGCAGATTTAGTAGATATGGCTGAAGAAATTAAAAATGAAGAATTTAATGAAGATGAAATAACCTTTGAAGCAGATACAGATAAAATATCTGACTGGAAACCAAGTGATGAATTTAAAGTAGATAAATCTATGAATGAAAAAAGAAATAAAAAATTATCAAAGAAAAAAGAAGATGATGATGATGATAATGGAAACGAATTTTAAGAATTACAACAACGTAATTGCCGATATGACTATACGAGGCATAAAATTAGTTATAAACGACAATAATCATAGGAGATTATAATATGGGAAGAAAGAAACTTTCAAAAACACAAAGAGTAATTAATGCCTTCGAAAGAGGTGATGTAATTACATGGAAAACATTAAGAACAACATTTGACCTAACTTCGCCACAAGCAATGGTGGATAAATTAAGAAGAACAGGTCTTATGATTTATACTAATAAAGGTGATTCAGGTACTTCGTATCGTATGGGTGAACCAACACAAGCAATTATTAATGCTGGTGTAGGTGCTGTACTAATGAATGGCAGAGCTGATAAAACAATTATCGCTGCTGGAATCAAAGCACTTTATGGTAACGGCGTAGGATACGCTTCTTAATTAATTAAGAATTAGTTTGGGTGGCATTCGTGCCACCCTTTCTAAACAAACAGGAATTTAAAATGATATTAATTGACATGAATCAAATTTCACTGGCCTCACTTATGATGCACTTGCATATGAATGATGGTAAAATGGATGAAGAAATGGTTAGACATATGATATTAAATTCTGTACGAATGTATCGTACTATGTTTAATGAAGACTTTGGTGAAATAGTATTAACATACGATTCTAGAGCATACTGGCGTAGAGAAATATTCCCACAGTATAAGCATAGTCGTAAAAAGAGTAGAGAATCAGATGGTAAAGACTGGGATAGTATCTTTGGTGTTTTAAATCAGATTAGAGAAGAAGTAAAAGAATTTTTGCCCTATAAAGTTGTTGAAACTTATGGTGCAGAAGCAGATGATGTGATTGCAATAGTATGTAAACATTATCAAAGTGAAAAAATCATGATTGTATCAGGTGATAAAGACTTTATACAGTTACAAAAATATGAAAATGTAAGACAATACAGTCCAATTACTAAAAAACATATAAATGGGTTTGACCCGGTTGTCTATATAAAAGAGCATGTATTGAAAGGCGATAAATCAGATGGTGTTCCAAATGTATTATCACCCGACCATACCTTTACAGATGGTTTGAGGCAAAGGCCTTTAACATCTAAAAAGATTGAAAGTATACTAGCTCAAGACATTGAAGATTTAAATGATGAAGTGAAACGAAATTATCAGATAAATGATAAACTAATTAATTTGGATAATATACCAGAAAAATTAGAAGAAGATATCTTAGATGATTTTAAAGGAGCCACTTGTGGTGACAGAAGTAAACTATTAAATTACTTTATAAATAAAAGACTGAAAAGTTTAACTGAACAAATTGGAGAATTTTAAAATGGCAAATGGTAATTATACATTATTGTTTTCAGAAGTACTTGACAAAGTACACAAAGCGAAAACTAAAGCAGAAAAGGTAGCAATACTAATAATTAATGATAACAGTTCATTAAGAATGGTATTGAAAGCATCTTTTGACCCAAAAATTGAATGGGTGATACCAGAAGGTGAAGTACCATATAAAAAGAATGATGCCCCTATGGGAACAGAACATACTATGCTTCAAGCTGAAGCAAAAAAGTTATGGCACTTTATAAAGGATGCTGATAAAGATACACAACAAGCACAAAAAGAAAAAATGTTTATTCAAATGTGTGAAGGCCTACATGAATCTGAAGCACAATTATTGTGTGATGCAAAAGATAAAAAATTACATCAAGTATATAAAGGTTTATCGAAAGATGTAGTAAGAGAGGCTTTCAAATGGGATGAAAATTTCATGGTAGAAGCAGCACCAGTATATCCACAGGCACCTGGTAGTGCATCTGGCGTATAAAGTACTTGACAAGTCTTGTTAGACCTGTCATAATGGTTAACAATGAGGATAAAGATTCCCGTTCATATCAACTCACTCTCTCTCGACCTCATCAAGAGTTGGTATGAACACCTTATAGGTTTAAATTATGAGTAGAGCAATCAAAAAAATACCATACAAGTTTGTTCATGTATATTGGATTGATATTCAATCTGATAGTTCATGGCGAAGTGTTGAAGATGTAAAAGAAGATGATTTACCTAGATGTTTAAGTACAGG